TTGCACCTAGTCAGCCTACGTCAGGATACATGCCTAAATTTGTTGGGCAGGGCGTAACTCGTAAAACTGTTACAGGTAGAGAAACACCTAGAGTAGAAGCAGAACAATTTGTAGAAGATATTTATCTCGACGTAAAGTACATTAATCGTGAAACTGGTGACATTAGAACATTTAAGTTTTATCAGGGTGAACCTATTAGTGAAATACCTGCAGGATATGTACCTTATGAAGAAGGACAAGATCCTGCTGAAGGTACAACGCCACCTGAAGGAGAAGTTACAGTACCCACAACACAAGTCACTCGTAGTGGTAGAGATGACGATCCTACACCTCCACCTCCACCATTTAATTGGGATGAAGCTACACCAGAAGCTATTGTAAATGAAGTTAATAAAATTCAAGGTCCAGCAGGTAGTGTAATGACAGGGCTTGCTGCGGTACTTAATCCTGCACTTGGTGCTATGGTTTATGCTGCAACTAAAGCAAATGAAAAACAGACTTTAACAAAACTAGATGAACTATTAAAGGATAAAGCTTTTGTTAAAAAAATGTCAGATGCGGGACAATTAAAAAAATTAAAAGATTCCCTTACTGGACTTGAAGAAAAAACTAAAGGTAAAGGTAAAGGTATTGTTGATATAGATTTATTAGGTATTCTTGGTTCTGCTGTTAAAGGTGTAGCAAAAGCATTAGGCTTAACGCCAGAAGAAGAAAAAGAAGTTATAAAAAATAGTGTCAGTGATGCTGCAGGTATTGCTCCACCTAAAAGACCAGACCAAAAAGGTGAAGAACCTACTATTACTATTTTAGATAAAACTTCAGTACAAGAAGGTATAGACTATGTACAGTCTGGCTATGAAGAAGCTGCTTTTGGTGATACTAGCGTACTGGGCGAAACTTCTGTAGTTTCTCCAGAAACAACTAAAACGCTCACGGCTGAAGAAATTGCACGTATAGTTGCTGGAACTCCTGAAGAACCAAATGCTGCAGAAACAGCTTCTGTTATAATTCAAAAAGCATTAGATGCGGCTAAAAGTGGTGTAACAACAGAAGTTCCTATTGATCCAATTATAGCTGCCGCAAGAAGGTCTGCAGAACAAGGTGCCGCTGCATTTAGGGCGTTGCAAGATCAACCACCAGAAGAAGAAGATAGTGCAGATCCTTTAACTATGGCTCAAACTGCAATGAAAGCTATGACTAGAGACAGACAAGAACAAAGAGAAGCAGCCTTTGAACCTGAATTTTTAGAAGGTCTAGGTGGTGCACCTCTTGGTTTTGAGGCTGGTCAAGTTGATCCCGCATTGGCGGCAGCAGTTACAAGTCAACCACAAACACCTACAGTAACTACACCTGCAGTAACTACACCTGCGCCTACTGTAACTACAGCACCTAGACGAGAATCTAGGGACAGTGGTCCTAGTGGAGCAGAAAGAGCAATGGAAGCAGCTAGAAAATCTGCTGCTGCAAGTGTTGCTAAAAGTGAAGGTGTATCTGCACCAACATCAGGGGGTGCTCGTAGTGTAAGTACGCCAACAGGAAATGTAGAAACTTACGCATCTAAAGTACAAAGAGGTGGTGGTTTTAGTAAAGGTGGTTTAGCAAGTAAACCTAAACCTAAAAAGAAGGCTACCTCAAAAAAACGTGGTTTAGCAGCACGTAAGTAATCTGCTACATTTGTCTGGCTACTCATCCCCCTACCAACACTAGGCTACGGTGGCCCCAGAAAAGGAACTAAAAATGTCCGATACAATTATGTCTGAAAAAATAAAAGCACCAACAAAAGTAGCGTTTGCTAATCGTAAATATAGTAATGATGAAAAACGCAAGATGGAAGAAGAAGAATTAGAACAACTTATTGCAGAACAAAAAGATGAAAACGTAAAGGAACCACAAGAAGCTGAACCAGCTAATGCAGAAGAAAAAAGTTTTAAAAAACGTTATGGTGACTTGCGCCGACATATGCAAGAAAAAGAAAAAGAATGGGCCGATAAGTTTAATACTATTGAAACACAACTTAAACAAGTCTCCCAAAAAGAAATTAAGTTACCTAAGTCTGATGAAGACATTGAGGCATGGGCAAAAAAATATCCTGACGTAGCAGCCATTGTAGAAACAATTGCAATTAAAAAGGCTAAAGAACAATCTGCAGGACTAGAAGATCGTGTAAAAGAAATTGATGAAATGAGAGCTACAGCTTCTCGTGAAAAAGCAGAAGCAGAATTAATGGCGGCACACCCAGACTTTGGTGAAATACGTAATAGTGATGAGTTTCACGAATGGGCAGAAGAACAGCCTAAGTGGGTACAAGATGCACTATACGAAAATGATAATGATGCACGTTCAGCAAGTAGAGCAATTGACCTTTACAAATCTGATAAAAACATTAGAACTAAGAAACCTTCTAATAGTAAAGATGCTGCACGTTCAGTAAATACCCGTAATAGCAGAAGTCAACCAGATACTAATAGTACTGGTGATACATTTAGAGAAAGTGATGTAGCTAAAATGTCACCTCAACAATATGAAAAAATGTCAGAGGCTATTATGGAATCTATTCGTACTGGTAAATTTGTTTATGATATGTCTGGCTCTGCTAGATAAAGGTATTGACATATAGAATATTTATGATATAACTATATGTACAATGGATAGTGCGGCCCTGTTAGGTACTAACTACAGTTACCCGCACTATTAATTAACTAAACTTCCGCAAACAACAATACACGCTTTCGGACAACCTAATGTCTCGTGGCCCGTTTTACTAGAAGGTAGGCCAACTTTCTAATAAACGCACCCTAGTAGAATTAGCCTCTGTTTAAGTCATTGGTCGTTTGCATCTGTGATATTATGCTAAGGAGAATTAAAATGGCATTTTCATCCGCTGCTGGTTATGGTAACTTACCTAACGGTAATTTCTCACCAGTTATTTATAGCAAACAGGTGCAACTTGCGTTCCGCAAAGCATCTGTCTGTGAAGCAATTACTAACTCTGATTATTTCGGAGAAATTTCTGCAATGGGCGACTCAGTTAAAATTATTAAAGAACCTGAGATCACCGTTAAAGCATATGAGCGTGGTACAACTATTACACCACAGGATCTTGACGATGAAGATTTTTCATTGACAATTGATAAAGCTAACTACTTTGCCTTCAAAGTCGATGATATTGAAGAAGCTCATAGTCACGTCAATTTCCAAAGCCTTGCGTCAGATCGTGCTGCTTATCGTTTGGGTGATCAGTTTGACCAAGACGTACTTGGTTACTTGACAGGCTTTAAACAGTCTGCACTACACGGTACACCTGACACAGTAAACACAACTGTTAATGGTACTGTTGCTGTATCTACTGCAGGTACTGACGAACTGTTGTCTTCAATGAAAATTGATGCAGCAGACTTCGGTGGTTCAGCAGGTGATGCTTTGGCATTGCAGCCACGTACAGGTGGAGCAACTGACTCAACTCCTGCCGTTGGTGATACTTTCCCATTGACAGTTATTGCACGTATGTCACGTTTGTTGGATCAACAAAATGTGGATACTCAAGGCCGTTGGTTGGTAGTAGACCCTGTATTTATGGAGTTGTTAAAAGACGAAGACTCACGTTTGTTTAACGCTGACTTTGGTGGTTCTGGATTGCAGAATGGTCAAATCGGAACAAACATTCATGGTTTCCGTGTATACACTTCAAACAATCTGCCATCAGTAGGTACTGGTCCTTCTTTCACAGGAACAAACTCATCTACTAACTATGGTATGATTGTTGCAGGACACGATTCAGCCGTTGCAACTGCAGAGCAGATCAACAAAACTGAAACATATCGTGATCCAGATTCATTCGCTGACATTGTTCGGGGTATGCATCTATATGGTCGCAAGATCCTTCGTCCAGAAGCTCTTGTGAACGCTAAGTATCACTTGGCATAAGGGAGGATTGAAACATGGCTAACATTACTTCACTTCTAAAGGCAGCGTCTGGTAACTCTCAGCGTGGTCGTAACCCTTACATGGTCGAGAACACTCTTGACATCGTAGCTACAACTATTGATCCGTCTTCTACGGATTCAGTTCAAGCTATCACTATTCCTGCTGGTCACAAAGTTATGGCTTGTGGTCTTGAAGTTGTTGAATCAGCAACTATGAACACAGGTACAGATGCTACAGTAACTGTAGGTTTTGTAGGTGGTGATGTTGACGAGTTTGTTGCATCATTTGACATCGACGGTGCTGCTGATGGTGCTTATGCTCCAAGTGTTTCTATTACTGGAGACACTGTATCTGCATCTGATGATACCATTGACGTAATCTTTGGTGGATCAGGTGCTTCGTTTACTGCAGGTAAACTTCGTGTTTATGCGGTAATGATGGACGTAAGTTCACAAGGTGACACTGCTGCTAATGAAGTAGATCGTGACACACTTGCATAACTAAATTATTGGGTGGGCTGCTTACTTGTGGCCCACCTATACTTGTATATAAAGGAACCAAATCATGGCTATTACAACTGCAATGTGCAACAGTTTTAAACAAGAGTTACTTGGTGGTATCCATGACTTAGATACCGACAGTATTAAACTTGCACTAATTAAAGCATCTCCTTCGGGAACATATAATGCTTCTACAACTAACTATTCAGATGTTACAGGTAATTCTGACGAAGCATCAGGAACAAACTACAGCGCAGGTGGTCAAGTATTAGACTCTGCAACAATTAGTTTATCAGGCTCTACAGCTATTGTAGATTTTGCAGATGAAGTATTTGCAGATGTTACAACCTCAGCAGACGGTTGTATTATCTATAATGCAGGTCAGTCAAATAAAGCTATTGCTGTAATTGATTTTGGTGGTACGGTAAGTGCTACTGCAGGTGATCTTACTATTGAGTTCCCTGCTGCAGATGCTTCTAATGCGGTTATTCGTATCGCATAGATATGTCTTTTTATGACTCCTCTGATGCACTTTACGGCATAGGTGTATACGGTTCTGCTAGATACGGAATTGTACAACCTAATGTTGCATTAGTAGGAGTTTCGGTCACTGGTACTATTGAATCTGTATCTGCTGGTGGTTTTGAAATTGATGTATCTGAAAGACTTAATAGTGTATCTGCTACAGGTACAATTAACACTATTACGGTTAATGTACTAGAGTCACTAAACAGCGTATTAGCCACAGGTACAATTAATACTGTAACAATTAGTAACACTGTAACATTAACAGGTGTTGAAGCTACAGGTGCAGTAAATACTGTAGAAGAAAAACCTACAGAAGTTCTTAATAGTGTAAGTGCTACAAGCTCTGTAGGTACTGTTGAACCTAAGATTACTGTAAAAATATCTGGGGTATCTGCTACAGGTACAGTAAATACACTAGAAGAAAAAGTAGATGAAGCATTAACTAGTGTATCAGCAACGGGTGCAATAGGTTCTGTATCTGTAAATATCCAAGAAGATATTACAGGTGTAAGTGCTACAGGTTCTATTGGTACAGTACAACCAATTGTTAGTTTTTCTGTAAGTTTAGTTGGTGTTCAAGGTACTACAACACTTGGCGAGATAGAAGCACAAACAACAGAAGACATTACTGGTGTAAGTGCTACAAGTGCAGTAAACAGTGTAACTGTACATGTTGTTGAACATATAACTGCAGTACCTGCTACAGCTACAATAGGTACAATAACTACAACTGCAGTAGTATTTGACTTCCAAGCTGTAAGAGAGCAGTATAGCCGTAAACGCACAGTATATATAGCAGAGGCAGCGTAATGTCTACTTCAGCATCCAGAACTGTACGTATACCCGATGAGAATAGATTGGTGTTTATTCCTGCTTTTGACACAAACAGGACAGTAAGAATACCACAAGAGAATAGAATAGTTTTTGTAGAACGACAAGCAACATCTGCAGAACGAACTGTATATGCAACTGAGGATTAAACATGAGTTTTCGTTGGCCTAATAAAGACCCTGATGAACAACTAGATTACAGTGTAGATTGGTCACGTTTTCTTGGTAGTGCTACTATTAGTACTGTCACATGGTCTGTAAAAAGTACTGCTTATAGTACTAAAACTACACTAGGTGCAGGACAAACACTTACTGTTGCCTCTAGTTCTGCAACTACTGACGATATACAAAACGTGTCACAAACAAATACTAACACTGTGGCCACTATTAATATTGGTGGTGGTACAAACAACATTGAATATACTTTTTTCTGTAATATGATTGACAGCACAGGCAGTCAAGCAGAACGCAGTATTAAGTTACGGGTAAAGGAACGTTAAATGGCTTATGATTATATTGGTCTAGTGAATGACGTAAACCGTAGACTTAATGAGGTGGAACTTACATCAAGTAACTTTGCTGCTGCTACGGGTGAGTACAGTATGATTAAAGATGCAGTAAACTCTGCTATTCGTTATCTTAATCAACATGAATACGAATGGCCTTTTAATCATGTAGAAACAGAAGAAACATTAACTGCTGGTACAGTACGTTATGCATATCCTGCAGATGCTAAAACAATTGACATGGATAGCTTTCGCATTAAACGTGACGATACTTTAGGTAATGATACTAAACGTTTAAAAGTTATTACGTATGAAGAATATTTAGATAAGTATGTAGATGCGGAATATAGTACATCAGATAATCGTAGAGCATTACCTGACTATGTATTTCGTACACCTAGTTTAGAGTTTGGTTTTGTTCCTGCACCAGATAAAGCATATACTGTTGTATACGAGTATTATAGACTTCCTGTAGATCTTATTAATGCTACAGATGTACCCACAATACCAGAACAGTTTAGATATATTTTACTAGATGGTGCAATGCACTATGCATATATGTTTAGAGGGGAAACGCAAGAGTCTTCTATTATGCAACAACGTTTTGTAGATGAAATTAAAAACATGCGTAGCTTGTATATTAATAGATATGATTATGTTAGATCAACTGTAATAGATCGTAACCGTATTGCAGTCAGTTCATTTAGAGCAAACTAATACATGCCATCAACTCGTCAAACATACCCTATAGAATTTAAGGGTGGACTTGTTACTAATATGAGTCCTTTGCAACAAGGTATTAACGCACCGGGATCTGCAAGAACTCTTAGAAACTTTGAACCATCTATTGAGGGTGGTTACAGACGTATCTTAGGTTATACTAAATATAACAGTAGTATTATTCCACCTTATGGTGCTCCTGTTGTACACGGTGCTAGTCAGTCTGGTACTAGTCTTATTATAGGTAATATACATCAGACACCAGAGGCAGGTGACACACTTACAATAGATGGGGTTACAGGTACATATACTATTGCATCTGGGGGTGTATCATATGACGCTACAAATAATAGAGCTACACTAACACTTACTGGCGCTCTTGATAGCTCTCCTGCAAATGCAGCCGCAGTTACATTTACCACAACGACAAGTAACTATCTTGCACTTGGTTGTGGTGTATTTTTAGATAGAGTTATTGTAGCAAGAAATGACGATCTTTTTAAAGTATCCTCTAGTGCAGTAACGCATATTAATGTACCTAACTATGGTACTGTACTTGTAAATGGTGCATCACAAACTGGTACAAGTCTTATTGTTGATGGTTTAACTGCAGCCCCACAGGCAGGTGATATATTTAAAATTGCTGGTGTTGATCTTGTCTATACGGTTACTGCAGATGCAACTGTAAGCTCTGGTGGTGCTACATTAGCCATAAACCCTGCATTAGCTAGTTCACCAGCAGATGATGCTGCAATAACTTTTTTAAGTACATCAAGAGAAAGTGCTGGTAAAACTAGATTTGCAAGGTATAACTATACAGGAACAGAAAAAATTGCCACAGTAGATGGTACTAATGTTCCTGCACTATATGATAACAGTACGTTTACTGCACTTAACGATGCCCCTACGGATGTTAATGGTGCAGGTTTTGTAGTCAACTTTAAAAACCAACTGTTTTTTGGCAAAAGTAATTTATTAACTTTTACTGCTCCATATACAGATAATGACTTTACAGCAGCTAATGGTTCTGGTACAATCTCTTTAGGAGCCGTGATTACAGGACTGATTGTTTTTAGACAACAATTAATTATCTTTACTGAGTCTTCTATATTCCAATTAGTTGGTAATACAATAGCAGACTTTCAATTACAACCAGTTACTACTGACATTGGTTGCGTAGACACAGACACTATCCAAGAAGTAGGTGGTGACATAATGTTCTTAGGACCAGATGGTCTTAGATTATTAAGTGGTACAGATCGTATAGGTGACTTTGGTCTTGGTGTTGTATCTAAAACAATACAAAAAGAAGTAACAAGTTTTATTACTGCTAATACTTCTTTTGCTAGTGTAGTTATTCGTAATAAATCTCAGTATAGAATACTAGGATATAATACAAACATTACACAAGAAAATGCTCAAGGTATTCTTGGTACGCAGTTTTCTGGTCAAGGTGGTGAAGGTATGGCTTGGGCCGAGCTTCGTGGTATTAGAGCTTACGTAGCTGACAGTAGGTTCTATCAAAATACAGAAACAATTGTTTTTGCTAATGATGATGGTTATTTGTATCAAATGGAAGATGGTAATAGTTTTAATAGTTTAAATATACAAACTACTTTTGCTACTCCGTTTATGCCAATTAATGATCCACGAGTTCGTAAGACTTTTTACAAAGCATTTCTTTATACAGACCCACAAGGTAGTGTATCATTTGATATGAGTCTTAAACTAGACTTTGACCAACGTAATAGTATACAGCCTACACAGATAAATTTTGATAACGACACAGGTGAGGTTGCTTTTTATGGCTCTGCGGTATTTGGATCTTCTGCAGTATATAGTAATAAACTAGTAACTCTTTTTGAAACACAACTAATAGGATCAGGCTTTACAGCGTCTATACAATTTGAATCAGATAGTACAGACCCACCATTTTCACTTGATGCTATCACTTTAGAATTTGGTACAAACACGAGAAGGTAAACCAAAATGGGAACAGGTTACACTAGGAATGACACATCTAATAACATTGCTGATGGCAACATTATCAATGCTGCAGATTTAGATGGTGAATTTGACGCAATTGAAAGTGCAATGGGCACAAGTGGTCACACACATGATGGCACATCTGCAGAAGGTGGGCCTGTTACTGTATTGGGTCCAGTTCAAGACTTTGTAGCAAGTGCAACTGAGATTAAACCTAAGACTACTAATACACTAGATATTGGTACAAGTGGTCTTTTGTTTAAGGATATGTTCCTTGATGGTGTAGCAACAGTAGGTAGCATTAAGATTGACAATGCTGGTACTATTGGCTCTGCTTCTGATAGTGATGCAATTGCTATATCTTCTGGTGGTGTTGTTTCCTTCTCACAAGCACCTCTTGTTGATGTGACTAATGCTACAACTAATGCAGTGACAGATGTTCTAGGTATTCAAGTACAATCTTCTGGTACACCTGCAGTGGGCATTGGGTCTGGTCTTACTCTTGGTGTTGAAACTGCTGCTGGTAATGTAGAAACTGGTGGTGCTATTCGTAGCATTACTACAGGTTTAACTCCAACTGCTGAAGAAATTGATCTTGTATTTTACTCCATGCGTAATGGCAACCTTACTGAAGGGTTTAGATACGATAGTAGTGCAGATAACTTTGATGTAACAGGTAGTATTTCTATAGATGGTGGTTCTACATCTGCGGATTTTACCTTCGGTGACAACGACAAAGCCATCTTTGGCGCAGGGTCTGATCTTCAGATTTACCATGATGGAAACCACAGTATTATTGAAGATGCTGGCACTGGTGCAATTAAAGTAAAAGTTGGTGACTTTCGTGTTGAAAATGCTTCTGGAAATAACCTTATAAAAGGTGTTGGGGATGTTGCAACTCTTCATTACGATGGATCAGAAAAACTCGCCACCACAAACACAGGCGTAGACATCACGGGTACTTTGACCAGCGATGAAGTAACCGTACAGCAATCTGCTTTCACAAGAGCCTTGATAGGTAGCACTGGTGCGAATGGTGCTATGCTTGTTTTGGATGGCGATAGTAATGGTGACGGATCGGGTGGTGATTATAGCTACATTTATCACAACACTTCTGGGCAATTAGAGTTTTTGCAGGATAGTCCTGCTGGAACAAACGAAATGTTGTTTAATACGGCTGGCAATAATCTCCGTATGAAGATTGGCTCAGGCGGCGACATCAGCTTTTACGAGGATACTGGCACCACGGCAAAGTTCTTCTGGGATGCGAGTGCTGAGAGTTTGGGGATTGGCACGAGTTCGCCTAGTGGAACCCTTACCGTAAAAGACTCCGCTGCTAAAATACACCTGACTAACGATGCAAACACAGGAAGTGCTGAAGTTACATTCCGCAATACTACAGGGAGCAATCGTGGCTTTGTAGCCTACAACTTTGACAGCGATTATATGTTTTTTCGCACAAATGGCTCAGGCGAAGCCATGCGCATCGACAGCAGCGGTAATGTCTTAATCGGTAGCTCTACAAATGTTGGCCCTGACTCTGGAGCGGTGCAAAAGCTGGAGGTACAAGGAACTGGCGCTACAGAAACTGGTTACTTTGTAAATCACACTGCGTCCTATTCCTACTCTGGTATATACAACGCATCAGACAGCGAAACTTACAATTTCTGGAAGTCTGGCAATAACTACCTGTTTGGCACTGTAACTGATCCAGATACTTCTGGCTGGGATGAGCATATGAGAATCGACAGCAGCGGTAATGTTGGGATTGGCGCCACAGGAGCTACAAACAAGCTAGTTGTAAACAGGGATTCTACTACTGCGGCAACTAATGCTCAGATAGTTTCTGAAAATAGAACTGGTGCAACTGGTCAGTATGCACTTTATGCAACTTCTTTGGATAACGGAAGTGGATCAGGTTTTAAACCCGTTGCATTTGGAGCCGTTCAAACGGCTGCTTCTGGTAGGACTGCTGATTTTATAGTTGCTGTTAGTGATACAGATAATGTTGATCTTTCAGCAGATGAACGCATGCGCATCGACAGCAGCGGTAATGTTGGGATTGCGGTGGTTCCAGAAAGTAACTGGTACTCTGTACAAAATGTGTTGCAAGTTGGAACTACTGCAGTTGTCGATAACGGTTCAAATGATGCGTTTTTTGGTGCTAACTATTATTATGATGGGACTAATAATAAATACATAAACTCAGGGCAAGCGGCAGCTATAGGTCTAGTTGATGGTGCACATAAGTTCTATACTGCTCCTTCTGGTACCGCTGATGCAAACATAACCTTTGTAGAGGCAATGACCATCGACAGCAGCGGTCATGCAATCATCCCTGCTGGTGTAACCCTTGGCACTGCGGCTGGTGTGTATGCGGCGGCTAATACGCTGGATGACTATGAGGAGGGAATTGCAACTTTAACAATGGGTGGTGGAACTTCTAATCCATCATCAACTCAATCAACCAATGGTTATTATACTAAAATTGGAAATGTAGTAAAAATTTGGTTTTTGTTTAGCGTAAAAGACAACACTGGTGCTTCGGGAGTAGTTGAAGTTGATGGACTTCCATTTACTGTTTCGGCAACACAAGATGGTTATGGAACTGCTTGGAGTGGTCGAGATAGTGCTGGAGATACAAATTCAAAACTTTGGCTTGCTCAATTAGGAACAACATCAGCTAAAATGGTTACTGGTGGTGGAAATAATATTACTTGGGCAAGCACAGGATCGGGAACGTATCAAGGTGGCGTAATCCACTATAGAACAGCATAACCACCCCTGTTGGATCACAGGGTAGTCAGTCCAAGCCATAGGAGGTAAAAATGGCACTAACAGAAGAAACAGTACAAGACAAAATAGAGATCGTAGGCGACTTCAAGCACGTTCAGGTGCGTACAGCCACGGTCATCAAGCGTGATGGCACAGAGATTAGCCGTGGTTATTCACGCCATGTAGTTGCACCAGACATCTCAGCAGATGATCTTGCAAACGAAAGCACAGAGGTGCAGAACATTTGCAACGTGGTTCATACACAAGCGGTTAAGGATGCTTATGCCGCACATCTAGCAGCACAAGAGGTATAAGCTATGATTACTTACACTTGGACTATTCCAACCCTTGAGCGTCACACATCAGACGGTGGCGTTTACATTGCACATTGGCGCTGCACAGGCGTTGATGATGATGGCAACTCAGCAAGTTCATATGGCACTTGTGGCTTAACCTACGATGCCTCTGCGTCCGACTTTACACCCTATGCCGATATTACTGAGGCTCAAGCTCAAGGCTGGGTGTGGGGTCATGTATCCCAAGAGGATACTGAAGCTGCTATTGCTTCTAAGATTGATGCGATAGCTAATCCAACCACTGAGGCGGGAGTGCCTTGGTAAATGTCTGAAGATAGCTGGCACCTTAGCAAGTCTGTACCGATTACACTGATCTTTGGCTTACTTGTTCAAGGGGCAGCTATCGTATGGACAGTTAGTATGATGATGTCTGACATAGAAACTAACAGAGATGACATCATGTCCCTACAACAACGCATGGCCCGTATAGAAACTTCGGTACATGAACAAGCAATATCACTAGCACGTATTGACGAAAACATAAAAGCAATAAGATCATCAGTAGAAAAGATGGCAAATGAATAATAATAGGATTTGCCATAATGATAGAAGTATTAGCTTTAGCAGGTGCAGTTACTAAGATAGCTGGTGCAGTTAGTTCTGCAGTTAAAGCTGGTAGTGATATAGCAGACTTACTACCTCACTTTGGTAAACTTGCAAAACTAGAAGCTGACATTAGTTTAGCTGAACAAGGTAGACACAAAGGCCCACTAGGTAGACTAAGTTCATCTGAAGAAGAAGGCTTTGCAATTGCACAAGCCAAGATGAAACACAAAGAAGCACAGAATGAACTACGTGAAGTGTGTAGACTATATGGGCCACCGGGCATGTGGGATCTTGTTGTAAAAGAGCAAGCTGCTGCTAGGGTCAGACAAAAAGAAGCACTAGAGGCACAAGCTAAAGCAAGAGACAGATTGTTCTGGGGTATATCTTTAACAATAGGTGTGTTATTATTTTTAGGTGGTACAGGTGCAATGATCTGGGGTCTTAACGAAGTAGTGAATGGATAATAAAGGTATAAAGTATGGTACTTAGATTAAGAGAATTTGATTCAGGTGAAGGTAATACCCTTGGCTATAATAACCAATTCACTTTAACTTTCAACAATATGACCGACAGATACGAGCTTTTACATAATGCTGGTGGTGGAGTTGCAGGTTCTTTTGATGCTAATGAAAAAGATAAGGCAATAAGTTTTATTGACCCTACTTATAATCCTACAGTATATAATAACTATGGTTTTTATAATGCACCTGAAATGGAGCAACTAGGTGGTATGTTGCCAGAGGGTACAGACTCATCGTTGTATAAAATGTCTTCTCCAGAAAATGTAACTCCTACTACTTATGAAACTCCAGAAACTATACGTAGCTATGAGTGGACTTTACCTACTGGTAATACAATTAGTACTAATGGTACTAACCTAGATGAAGCACTGGCAGAAGCTCAAAAAGAATTTACAAGAATTAAAAATAATTTTGGTGGCTTTGAGGGAATATCTTTAGAGGATGCATTTTCTAGTGAGCCTAAAGTTAATCTTGCTGGAGTTGAGACATATATAAACGATAATAAAACTATTCCTGTTGGTACACCTATGGGTGGTCAAAATGTTAGACGTAATACTGCTACACTAGAACGTGCTGGGTATACTATAGAAAATGGTGTTGTTACTGGTGTACCTTACACAATTGAAGAAGATACATCAGCTGATACACTAGGATCAGAACCCAGAGAAAAGTTTGATTACTCAGACCTTAATAGGTCTATGACTTTTGATGAGTTTATGCGGTCTGATAAACCTATGGCAACTACTCAAGAAAAGAGAGACCCTGTAGACTATACTAGTCCTTATGGTACAGGTGGGGAGACAATACGTGTAGATCCCGCAATGGTAAGTCAGTATGAAAACTACGTTCGTGGTTATTACTCTCCGTATCAACACAGTTCTGGTGAAGATACCTTTGCTTTAGTTGAAGGTGAGATAGAAGATATTAATCAGTATAAAGCACTAGGTTATAATGATGAAGATATTAAAAAACTATTGTCAGATAAGTATGATTATAGGGCCACACCTGTTGTAGAAGAAGTAGATCAAGGATCTATGATGGATAATATGGTAGGTGCTGATGATGATTTAGAAACCACTGAACCGATAGATGACACATTTGAACCTGTATCTAAACCTGAAATAGTAACTCAACCAGATCCTATAATAACATCCACGCCTACATATAGTGTGCCTAGCACCCCAAGCTTTACTACTCAACCTATGAGCAGTGGAACATATCAATCTCCTACAGTTACCCAACCACAGTTTACTGGTCCTGTTGATCCTAATACAGGCACATTTCAATTACAACAAGGCATGGGTTTTGCTCCAAGTAATGTTCAGTTTAATGTACCCGAAATATCTACAGGCGTATTAGGACAAGGGCAAAGCATGGGATATAATCCCACGTTACAATTAGTTGCGCCTCAACCGTATGTTCAAAGTGGATACATGCCTACATTTAGATATAACGAGGGTGGAATGGTTCCTAATACAATGCAACAACAACAACAACCAGCATCAGCAATGCCGATGACACAAAGTACTTTTGGTGGATTTAAGCCAGAGGCAATGCAACGTATTGCAGGTAGCTTAGGTTATCAAGGTGACATAGCAGGATTTGATGAATACTTAAACGCTAATCCAGATAAAAAACAAAAGATGGATATGTATAATCAAAAAGCTATGCAGATGGCTAAAGGTGGTGTAATACACGCTAATGAAGGAACATACGTACCATCAGATCCACGTCCATTAGGACAACAATATATTCCAGAGCAAGAGTTTTACCCATCTACAGTAGAAGTTCCTATTTATGACGATGCGGGTAATCAAACAGGAACACGTACTGAAACACGTGGGTATAGTTTACAAGATGCAATGGCTACTCAGGCATTATTTCCCGGTTTACCTACTGGTGCTACTGTTGTTCCTGTAGGTGTATCTCAAGAAGCTGGACAGTTTATTGATCCACGTTCTGGTCAAGTATACGGATCATCTGCACTACCTACTGCACTTGCAACTACTACACAAGCAGGTATGCCACAAGCTACACCTACTACATTAATGACTGCAGCTACAGGTGCTGAAGCTGTAGATGAAGCTGTATCAGGTATGCAACCTGCTCAAGGTGAAATAACAGATCAAGCACTTGTTACTGGTCAAGAGGGTGTGTCTAGTTTAAACATTGATGCTGCCCAAGGTACAGCAACAATGATGACAAACCCTGTAACAAGGGAGATACAATCAGGTGAGCTTATTAGTGGTGCTGCAGACGCACAGAAAGCTGCTAAGTTTACTGAGCAGATACAAGCTGCTACAGCAGAGCCATCACAAAAAGCTACTGTACAAGGTCAATTAGAAGGTCTTATGCAACAGTTTGAAGGTGGTGATACACCTGCATGGGCTGCTGGTGCAATGCGTAATGCTATGGGTGCTATGGCTGCTCGTGGTTTAGGTGCTAGTAGTCTTGCTGGACAAGCTGCTGTACAAGCAGCAATGGAGTCAGCATTACCTATTGCTCAAGCTGACGCACAAACACAAGCTAAATTTGAATCACAAAACTTGTCAAACAGACAGCAACGTGCTATGCTTGCGGCACAGCAACGTGCACAATTTATTGGACAAGAGTTTGATCAAGCATTTCAGTCTCGTGTAATGAACGCATCTAAAATATCTGATGTTGCCAATATGAACTTTACTGCTGAACAACAGGTTGCATTAGAAAACTCTCGTGCAGCTAACAGCATGAACTTAGCTAATTTATCTAATCGTCAAGCTAGTGTTATGGCAGAAGCTGCGGCTATTGCCAACATGGACATGGCTAACCTTAATAACCGTCAACAAGCTGCAGTAATGAACGCACAAAGCTTCTTACAGATGGATATGGCTAACTTATCTAATAAACAACAGACAGAATTATTCCAAGCACAACAACGTGTACAGTCTTTGTTTAATGATCAAGCAGCAATAAACGCTGCAGCACAGTTTAATGCCAGTTCACAGAATCAAACAGATCAGTTCTTTGCTAATCTTGCAAATCAAACATCACAGTTTAATGCATCACAAGCTAATGCTCAGTCACAGTTTAATGCAGGACAGACTAACGTTATTGAAAGATTCAATACAGAAATTAATAACCAACGTGAACAGTTTAATGCATCTAACCGTTTAGTAATTGATCAAGCTAATGCTACATGGCGTAGAGAAATTGCAACAATGGATACTGCTGCAGTTAATCGTGCTAACGAAACAAATGCAGAAGCGTTGTTAGGTGTATCACGTGATGCATATAATAACCTGTGGCAATACTATTCAGATAATATGGAATGGGCTTGGACATCTGCAGAAAATGAAAAAACCAGATACGTAAACATGGCAATGGCTGAGTTAAATGCTAACACTACAATAGACGTAGCTCAATTTAAAGCCGACTACCAAAGTAGTATTGGTTTTGGTAACATGATTGGTAAAATTCTTACAACAGATCTTACTGGTTCGTTGGGTGGAACTATTCTAGGTGACGTATTTGACTTTTTGGGAGGATAAATAATGTATAATCCAGCACGTCAGGCATATAATAATTTAAAAATGCCTAAAGCAAAACGTAAACAAGAGACACCCAAGAGTATGGGTTTACTTTCTCGTGGGCCTAAGTCAGCTATGAAAACAAATAAAACTGAACTTGAACCCAGTGAAAGAATAGCTAACTACGTAATGGAAATACGTCAAGGAAGACAGGAAATAAACAATGGCTGATATGCAAGAACCTATGTTAGATGCTCCTATTGCGGGTCAATCACTAACTGCAGAATTAGGTGGTAGACCTTGGCAGCAACCACCACAATACGCTACAGTAGAACAAGCAATACAATATCATGTACCACGTCTTATTAATCCTGAAGTACTTGATGATATAATGAATGTAATTGAAACTGGTATTCCTCTTACTCTTATTGCACAGTCACTTCAAGGTGGTGCAGTAATGCAGGGTAAACATAGTGTAGATGTTGGTATTCTTATTACTCCTGTGCTTATGGAAACACTAGCATACCTTGCAGAGGAGCAAGGAGTAGAGTATAATATGGGTACAGAACTACAGACAGATGACACACCTTCTGAATCTGCTATTGCTCTTGCGCTTAAAAAGTTACGCAAAGAACGTGAAAAGCTTGGTGAAACTCCTGTA